CGTGATATGACCAGAGCCCAGTTGGTTCGTGGTGCTTTCCGTGTTCTTACACTGAAACTTGGTAAGGCACGAGTTCCACTAATCGTCACCAATCATGTCTATGATGTAGTTGGTTCATATGTTCCAATGAAGAAGATGGGCGGTGGTTCAGGTCTTGAATACGCCGCTTCAACCATTGTCTTTCTATCAAAGAAGAAGGACAAGACACTGGACGACGAGGACGGTCGCACCGGTGCGGTCATTACTGCACACCTCAAGAAGTCTCGCATGACCATTGAGGATCGCAAGGTAGAGACTTGGCTAAACTATCAGGAAGGTCTGGACAAGTATTATGGTCTATTGACACTTGCTGAAAAGTATGGTATTGTAAAGAAAGTATCAAACAAGTATGAGTTCCCAGATGGTCGTAAAGAGTTTGAAAAGGCCATCAAAAAGAACCCTGAAAAGTTCTTTACACAGGATGTTCTTGACTTGATTGAAGAAGGTTGTCAGGCAGACTTCCTTTATGGTAAATATAATGCGGAGGTAGAAGAAGATGGAACTGGGAACTGATTACAAGTTTCGTGATGATATGTTTGATGCGAAGAAGGAAGGTTCTACCTGTCCTATCGAATTAATGCTTGACCCTTTCGCAGGAGTGGTGTATCATTACACCACTGTCGCATTTAAGTTAGGTGAGGATGACATTCCTCGCATATCTTTTGAGTATGAGATTGATAAGACAAACGATCTATCTATGGTAACATTGAGGAAGAATGAAAAGTTCAATGCTACATTGGGCTTGATTTTAAATACTCTATTGTTAGATGCATCGGAAGCGGAGGGTATGAGTGAGACTGGAACAAACGATACTAAAGAACCTGATCAAGAACGAGGATTACACGAGGAAGGTTCTACCGTTTCTTAAAGAGGAATACTTTTCCAGTATGGAAGACCGGCTACTTTTCAACGAAGTAGCCGGCTTCGTCCTTAAATATAATCAACAACCAACATTTGATGCCCTTGACATTGAGATTAGTAACATTCGTGGAACGACGGATGATACTGTCAAGAACCTGCGTGAAACATTAAAAGAACTTAATGATGACACAGAAAAGACTAACACGGATTGGCTTTTAGACAATACTGAAAAGTTTTGTCAGGAGAAGGCCATCTATAATGCCATCACTACATCATTGGAGATTATGAATGGGCGAGGGAAACAGACTAAGGGCGCTATACCTTCTTTATTGTCTGATGCTTTGGGTATATCTTTTGATCCGAATGTTGGTCACGATTATATAGAGCAAGCGAATGATCGATTTGAATACTACCACCGTGTAGAAGAAAGACTGCCATTTGACTTGGATTACTTTAACAAGATTACCAAGAATGGCATTCCTCGAAAAACTCTCAACATCGTTATGGCCGGTGTCGGTGTCGGTAAGTCACTTACTCTTTGTCACTTTGCTTCTGGTTACATAAACCAGGGTAAGAATGTCCTGTATATCTCAATGGAACTTGCCGAAGAAGAAGTCGCCAAGCGTATCGATGCCAATGTTCTTAACATCTCAATGGATGATCTTATGGTTCTTCCAAGAGACCTGTATGATAAGAAGATTGAGAATCTTAAGAACAAGACCAATGGTAAGTTGATTGTCAAGGAGTATCCAACTGCCTCGGCGTCCACTGTCCATTTCAGATCACTATTGAATGAATTGAACCTCAAGAAAGGATTCGTGCCAGATGTTATCATGGTTGATTATCTTAACATTTGCGCCTCGGCTCGTATCAAGCCAGGCAACGGTGTCAATTCATACACCTATATCAAATCGATTGCCGAAGAATTGCGAGGATTGGCGGTAGAGTTCAATGTGCCGATTTGGTCAGCCACACAGTTGACCAGAGGTGGCTATGGTTCGTCCGACCCTGACCTTACTGATACTTCCGAGTCTTTTGGTCTTCCCGCAACTGCCGACTTCTTTGTGGCCCTTATTGTCACAGAACAGTTGGAGCAGTTGAACCAGATTATGGTTAAGCAATTGAAGAACCGCTATGCGGATCCTTCACGGCACAAGAGAGATGTCATAGGGGTTGACAAGACGAAGATGAGGCTGTATGATGTAGAAGCATCAGCAAAGGACATTGTTGATACAGGTGAGGATTTCAAACCTACTCCTGCACCAACAGGTAACTTCAAGAGCAACAAATTCAAAGGACTTAAAGTATGAAGCACTATGAATATTACCACGAGTTCGATGCCGATGACCAGCTATACTGGCGTGTGTATGAAAAGGCCAGTGAGCAGGTTGTTGCGGAGTTTTTCTTTGAAGATGACGCACAGGAACTATGCCAATTCCTTGAACGTGGAGGTGGCTTCGCTGGCTTCACTCCTTCCTTTATTCTACAGAAAGTTCCTGTGAAAAACATAAATGAAAATTTTTTGGCAAATTTTGCTTGACAAATCGTCCAGGTGCCTATATACTGTTCAGACAATAAGAGATTGGTTCCGTAGTTCAGCTGGATAGAACAGGGGATTTCTACTCCCAAGGTCGAGGGTTCGAATCCTTCCGGGACCGCCATTACATGAGGATGTGAAAGTGAAAAATTGGGATGGTGTTATCGCCATTGGCACTATTGTTGGTATGCTAACTACGGCCAGCGCTCTGGTGCTAGGCTGGATCTTCAATGTCGTGGCTATCTGGCATAGCATTGACAATCCTATAACGGCAAAGTTTATCCTTCGCTGCATCGGTATCTTTGTATTCCCCATCGGTGGAATCCTAGGATATCTGTAATAACTGTGGGGGTGGGTGTAAGACACAAGAGGGATTTATAAACCCTTTAGCGGCCGATTACCGTTCTCGACCAGGAGCGTTACCTGGCACCCCTACCAAATAAATGTCAACAGTCTACAAAGTCAATAGATTAGTGGTGCGTCAAATTGTCGCAGAAAAAAGTTGAAAAAAGTTCTTGACTTTGTGTTTTGAAGCCTATATAGTATGCGAATGATTGAGAGAGACAAGCGGATGAGAGACGAAACTGTTAAACGAGATTACTTTTGGATAGTTGAAGCCTCTGACCGTAACGGTCGGGTAAACTATCGTAAAGAGTACCATGATAAAGATGGTTCGGCATTCAAGGACTATACTCGCTTGAAGGCGCAAGGTACTGTTACCTTACAGCGCAAGTATAAAGAGTATAAGATTGCCTAACTAAAGGCTGTTTGACAATTGAATCTGGCTATAGTAATATAGTAATTGGGCTGCGGGTCGGACGCTAAGGCACGGGACTGCAAATCCTTGGGAACTCGGTTGAACTCCGGGGCAGCCCTCCATTACTATTACGCCAACGGATCAAACTACGGTTCGAAACGTTGACAAATGATACGGTAAGATTTGATCCGGACCTAGTTTCGATACAGGTGCAGATTCGGGAGAATCGAAGTAAATGGTAAACGGTGATAGGGCGACCTATTGGTCATTGTTGGTCCGTTGGCGTAATAGTAATATTCGGGTGTAATCAAATAGTAAGGATCGCTGGCTGTTAACCAGTTGTATGCAGGAGCGTAACCTGCCGCCCGAGCCAATATGGCTCCTTCGTCTATCGGTTAGGACACGAGACTTTCAATCTCGGTAGGGGGGTTCGATTCCCCCAGGAGTCACCAATTATGGACCTGTAACTCAATTGGTAGAGTAGCGGACTCTTAATCCGTGTGTTGAAGGTTCGATTCCTTCCAGGTTCACCAAAGATACTCCGTGGCAGCCAATACTTCCACAAGGGCACACGGGAAGGGGTGTGTGGAAGCATCCCGAGAGACAATGGATCCATAGCTTAATAGGTAAAGCACTGGCCTTTTAACCCATGGGATTCCAGTTCAAATCTGGATGGATCCTCCAATATGCGGGCGTTCTCCTGGGAGAGGACACAGCCTTCCAAGCTGTCGGAATCGGTTCGAATCCGGTCGCCCGCTCCAAGTTTGCGGATGTAGTATAAAGATATTACGATACGTTGCCAACGTATAGAAGGTGGGTTAGTACCACCCTTCCGCTCCAATATCTCCACGTATCCGCCGGCGCTACGAACGTCGAGTAAGGTAACTGGAACGTAAATGCAGGTTCGACTCCTGCCGTGGAGGCCATATAATGCTGGTAGGTCGGCAAGATGTCGAGGAGTCCTCATAAGGCTTTAAAGGTTGGTTTGATTCCAACTATCAGCACCAGAGGTGGCTGTCTAAGTTGTATAGACACGAACGAGGCTCCCTTGCCTCAACCGTTACAGTTTATTGCGGTCAGGTGGTCCGGAGACCATTCTTGTCTCATAAGCAAGAGAGCCATGTTCGACTCATGGGTCCGCATCCAATATTCCGGTGAAGTGTTACGGTAGCACAGGGGTCTCCAAAACTCCTAGCGTCAGTTCGACTCTGACCACCGGGGCCAGTTTTATCCGAGTGTAGCGCAGCCTGGTAGCGCATCTGGTTTGGGACCAGAGGGTCGGGAGTTCGAATCTCTCCACTCGGACCATTTAGCAGAAGGTGATATATAATGAATAGAGAACAACTAAAATTGCAGGCTATCTTTAGGCTTGCCTTGTTCTTTGCTATCGCTGTCACTGTAGGATTTATTGTAAGCGATATTAACATTCTAATGAGCCAATGAGGTAACAAATGTTTAACTTGACAGATGAAACAAGAAATGCTATTATCTCCATCCTTCGTGATAAGTTCGGTGTAACACAGACGGATGATGAAATCAATACGGTCATTGACGAAATCGTTGATACTGTAAAACGCCAGTTTGGAATGTAACATGTTAGAAGTATCACAAGAAGTTAAGCAACAGCATTTTGCTATTATAAAGAAACATGCTCCAAATCTAGATGATGCTACAATCAATGCTATTGTAGAAGAAACTACTGCACTTATAAACGATAGACTTTCTAAGTTAGTTGTTTTACCTCGTTAAGTTATAATGGAGAGTTGGCTGAGTGGTCGAAAGCGGCCGTTTGCTAAATGGTTGAGCCTTAATCGGCTCCATAGGTTCGAATCCTATACTCTCCGCCAGAATTGGAGGATGCCGTGCCTGGGGCACAAACAGTCTTGAAAACTGCGGCACCGAAAGGTTGATGGTTCGATTCCTTCATCCTCCGCCAGTTATCGTCGTTCGTCTATGGAGTTAGGACACATCTGCGGAGTCGGATGAAAGATTGGTGCAAATCCAATACGATGGTATTCATTATGCGGGATTAGTTCAATGGCAGAACACCTGTTTTACACGCAGGGTGTCGGTGGTTCGATTCCATCATTCCGCACCATAATTCCAGTGAATCGCTATGGACGCATAGAGGGGTTGCTGGCAGGGTAACGATTAGCAGAGAGGCGTGTGCAAACCTGCTACCACGTGCCCGTAAGTTTATGCCCCAATAGCCCAATTGGTAGAGGCGTCGGTCTTAGGAACCGAAGGTTGGGAGTTCGAATCTCTCCTGGGGCACCAATTGTAGTATAGGAAAACATTCGGGACGGAGAGCCTATACCTCTGTGAAGTCCCAGCCAATTAATGGCCCGTGAGTCAGCAGGTGTGGACACTAGCCTGTCACGCTAGGTAGAGGGGATCAATACCCCTACGGGTCGCCAGTTATGGGCGTGTGGCGCAATTGGGAGCGCAACTCCTTTGCACGGAGAAGGTTGGGGGTTCGATTCCTCTCACGTCCACCAAAGGTAGCCATGATCTCTGTTTCCAGAATTATGTCGGGTGGGTTAGTCGCCACAGGCCTGGACCAAATCATGCCTCTCGGTTCTATTCGTGACTGTCTAGGATTTGCAGGAGAGAGGGCGCTGTTGAGGAGCAGCAGGCGAGGGGTTGGGAGCCCCATCCTCATTTATTATGCTCGTATCGTCTAGTGGTCAGGACGCCACCCTCTCAAGGTGGAGAGTTCGGTTCAAATCCGGATATGAGCGCCATTTGTGTCTCTGGTGTAAGTGATCTGCACGACGGTTTGAAGCACCGTAGGACTTAGTTTGATTCTAAGGGGACGCACCATTATAGGTCAGTGACGTAATAGTAACCGTGGCGCTAACGCTGGGCGCTGTTTTCTTTCGTCCGGAAGAAAGAAAACGTGTAGGTGCAAGTCCTACCTGGCCTACCATATAATGCCCTCGTAGCCAAACGGTAAAGGCAATCGGCTCAAACCCGTAGATGTGTCAGTTCGAATCTGACCGAGGGCACCAATTTGCTGGGGTAGTGTAATGGAAGCACCCGAGGTTGTGGACCTCGGAGCCCAGGATCGATACCTGGTCCCAGTACCAATTAACGCTGTTGTGGCAC